ACGACAGTGTATACAGTTCCAGTGCCTTCTGGTTGTACATTGTTCATTGTAAATTGAGTGCCGATAGCATTAGTTGCGGCACCATAGTTTCTAAAGTCTGTTGTACCAAGAGTTGCAATTTGATATTTAACACCAGGTACTAAAGTAGTTGCTAATTGTGATTCAGGTAATGATGATTTACCTGTCTGACTTCCTATGATTGTACCCCATGATGCAGTATCAGATGCAATATCACTTACTAATAGATATCTAACATTAGGAATAGGTCCTGGTAAGCCCGAATTAGGTCCTGATATCTGAGGATTAATAACTGAGTTAACTGGATCTATTGTATTCTGTGGTAACGTGTCTTCATCAACGTTAAAGATTAGATATCGATCATCTAGTGGATCAACAACAATTGTACCTACAATTTCAGTATCCATATATGGATTGTCTAACCAAATCTGTGAAATGCCCCCACGATATGCACCGTACATGTTTAGTATAGATGTCCAAAAGAGATCAGTATCTGGATTGACTGGTTTTGTTAGATCAAAGTTAGATGGGTTATCAGGTTGATCTTGTGGTAGCAACTGCAATGAGTTACCGATAAACAATAGTTGATATCCATATGGAGATATCTTTTGTCTTGTTCCTAACAACAAGTCATCGTCTGCCATAGCTTCTTGCGTTTTGCCCTCAAAGATAGAAGTAATAATCTTATTAATAACACCATACTTTTTAAGTTTAGAAGATGTTGTCAACCACATGGGTAAGTAGAACTTCCATGACATAACATCAATTGGATTGCCTGTGCCTTGTGGTATAGTACGAGATGAGAATGTTAGTCCATCCTGATATACAACTGTCAATGATGTCCAGTCGATAAAGTTATCAGTGTTCTGAATTTCTAATGATGGATTGAATAATGTTCCTAACTGTTCAATCAATTCTAGTTTTTGTTGATAGTTAGTTGTCCAAAAGTCTACTTGCAGTTTAAGTGTATAAGGAACAGGCATTAACTTTTCAACAGTAAATGCTTGACCCTGTGTCTCTCCGTACTTTGCTGTAGTTGAATCATATGATCTCTGACGTATATTCTGTTTCTCTACAAAGTAAGGCTCTTGTGTACGTCTCTGATCATACTCTAATCCATTAATGAAATAAGTCATCAAAGGTGCAGAGGGCAGGTTGGATGCCGAGTTGTTAGCAATAATAGTAGCGGCTTGTCTACTAGAATCACCATATTGAATTGGTACTCTAACAAGTATAGGATTACCGTTTGGATCATTTCCTTGAGTTACATACCAGTTACTAAAAATCTTAGCAAACTGTAATAAAAATCTTCTTATTTGATTGTCGTAAAAATATTGTGCCATTATGTTCCGTCACTTTTTGGATTAGCATCTGGTGCTATGTTTAATAGAGAACTCAGAGGTTGAGCAGACGCTATGTTTGCCCCATCGTTATTTACAAAAATATTCGCTTCATTATTAATAAAGCCTGAGAGTTGCGAAGTATCTGCGGCAGTATAACCAGTTGTTGTTCTTACATTTTCACTGACTCTTAACCAAAGAGTACCTGACCAACGATACAATACATTCGGTGTATAATCTATTCGTAAGAAATAGTTTCCAACTTGCGGTGATGCCGGGAACGAAATGCCTGCCCCTGCGGGTAGACCATTAGGTGGAGCGCCTTCACCACTTAAGTAACCTGATGTATAACCAAAGTCTCTTGGGGTTGCACGGGCAATGAATTGGAATCTAGGATCACAATCAGCACGATAGTCCATAGTGTTAGGACCATATGGCTCAGTACCTGTGAACCCAGCCTTTGTCGGGTCTTGGTCTGCTGTTGCGTAAGTGTTATCAGCAGTACCATATGGACCTACAACAGGTCCTGATATATTAACTGTAAGAAGTTTTGTTCCTTCTAATTGTCCTGAGCCTGTTGAAGACATCTCTGGTGCTTCAACTGCGATTGCTAAGTTTGCTTGTACAAACTGTGCTATCATTGCTTCTAAGTCAAGTTCTTTTTCTCCGTGCTTGATCTGCATTACATCTATGACTTCTTTAGGTATTCTAATACCTGTTGAATCATTTTTGTATTTCTCACTTTTCATTGTGATGACTTGACCAGTTGCACTTAATGCACTGTTGCCAGGCATCCATGAACGTATATCTACGGGAGGAGCGGGCTGATTTTCTTTCTTTGAGAGTACATCGTTGGCTTCATATATACCATAACCGGGTACAACATATAAATTCGATGTATCATAGCCTGCTTTAGGTACAATACGTGCCGCTTCTTTTAAGTTAGCATCATTGATTCTAATGTTTTCATTGTAACGACCTAATACATCTTTTAAAGTTCTGCCTGTATCTAGTACCCAATAAAGATCTGGATTAGTTGCATTGGGCTTAGTCCCTACTGGCACATCTTGTAATGAAAGATAGTTCTTGTCACCAAATGTCATTACATACCCTGCAGGATAAGTTTTAGTTTTGTCCCAGTCTCCTAAATAATTATCTATATCATCTGGAGCACGTAAGATATCCTGAAACTCTTGGCTATCTACTAACTTCTCACATTTGATACGCCATAGATGAGGATACCAATCAATTGCAAAGCCTTCACTTCCAAAGTTAGCATCTGTAACTTGATAAAATCTTTTTAGTGCTGTGGGAAATAAAGTTGGATTGTCGTTTAATGGATCGTAATCAAGCAAGTGAGGTAATTCGATCACATCACCTACCATCATTTTTCTGCCTAAGATGTCCATCATGTCATTATAATGAACATTGATGAAAATAGTGTCATTACTTAAGAATAAACCGAATTGACTAAGATCAAAGTCTAAGTTTTGTACAGAGTAATGACCACGTAATCGATATATATCTTTCTCATACTTTCGATCTCTGTTCTCTAAGAACAGCAAGTCTTGTATGTTTGTCGGCTCCATCGCATCGTATTGAGGCTGAGTAAAATCTGTTGAAGGACCTTGATCTAATGGTCCTGCATACTTATGAATGTATAAATCAGTACCACCCACAGTCAGTTGCTCAGAGATATTTCTGTCTAGGAAACGATAATCGTTTTGCTTCTCTTCCCGGTATAAACTTAGTCTTGGCATATATATATTTATCTTAATATAATTACCCAGAGAATTTGGGTAAATAAAAGGTTGATACTAAAAAATATTTAATGTATAATGCAACACTAAGTAAGAACATTAATCAATAAGGAGAGAATGTGGCTCGGCGAAAACAAAAGACAGTCTATCTAACACCCGAACCGAAGTGGGAAAAGTATAAAGGAGTCACCGACCCCGCTGGACAAGAAAGGGCATTCCAAGATGCTCAATACTTTATCCGAACTGAGATTGGCGACAAGAAAAGATTGATGCGTTGTAAAACATGGATCAAAATAGAATCTGGCTGGCCTGCTGAAGACATAGAAGTTATTCTGCGAAATCCAGATTGGAACTTCAATTCTCTTTCAAGTTCAGTTTGGTTTTGTGATAAAGTTGGGTATATGCCTCAAGCACATATTGACCATATTGCAAAAAGCAAAGACGAGTGGATAGAAAAAGGTAACTTGATTGCTCAAGTCAAAGAAGAAAAAGCAAAAGACAAACCCAATCGCCCTTCGATACAAGATATCATGCGAGAAAAATTGCTGGAAGCAGGTGGAGAGATTGACGGTATAATGGATCAATTCTTTGAAGACGAAATAAAAATCGATCCTAAGTTTAATGCTCAGATTATGAAAATCTTAAACACATACAATCCATTAGCAAATCATGTTCCTCAATTAATAGAAAGTTATGAGAAAGAACAGAAAGAATTCAAAGAAGTAATTGAAGGTAAAGATGAACAGTTAGTAGAAGCCTATGATCATTTTAGTAAAAAGAAACTGAAGCAAACTATACTTGCATATGATACTATTGTTAGTGTACTAAACTCTTATGCTAGTCTTAAGATTGCATCTAGGGCTAAACGTAAGACTAAACCACTAAGTCCTGAGAAGGCAACACAAAAGTTGAAGTATCAAAAACGATATGAGTGTGAAGTAACAAAATTAAAACTAGAAAGCATTCGTCCAGCAGAATTGCATTTGGCTAAAGAAGCCTGGTGTTATGATACACAGAAACGTAAACTGCATCACTATGTTGCAGACGATATGAGCGGAGAATTGTTTGTTAAAGGTAATACTTTATATGGTTTTGACAAATCTAAAAGTGCAATCAAAACTTTACGCAAACCTAAAGATCAGATAAAAGAAATTATGGGCAGTAAACCCGCGGCACGTAAATACTTTGATGATATAAAAGCAGTCGGAGTCAAACCCAAAGGTCGTTTCAACGATCAAATGATTATTTTAAAGGCATTTTAGAAATATGGCAAATTATATGTTGATTGCGGGCTGTAGCCACGCCGCAGGGTCAGAGATTGACGGTAACTTATCTAGTACAGACAATCGCAAAGCAAGTTTTGGAAATGTTCTAGCAGGAATGATAGACCATGAACCTATTAATATAGCACGAAATGGTTCATCTAATAGTGCAATACATCGTAGTGTATTAAATTGGTTTACACTTAACAAAGATATTGTAGAAAATATAAACAACAACATTTTTGTATTGGTCAATTGGGCAGAGAGTTGTCGAATTGAAGCACCTTTACCCAATGCTAGTGGACATTCACAAGATGCATGTGCTGATTGGGCAGATCCATCGTTCTTAGACTCAATACAAATTAATGCAATGATGGAAACGCATATGGTAGCAGAGCATGAAAGAGGAGAGTTTATGGCCGCACATAGATTCTTAGTATCGAGTGAAGTGTACATGGAAATGCAGACTGCCAAAGATGCTTTATCATTGCAATACTTTTTTCAAGTACATAAAATAAGATATCTAATGACTAATTCAGGTGAGGCTTTTCATAATAAGAATATGAGACATCTAAAACCTTACTTAACAAAACTAGATACAGCACGTTACTACAAATACAGAGACAATGATTATGGATTCTATGAAAAGTATCGACAAGCAGGAATGAAGAATCCAAATGCTAAGTATGGTCATCATGGAGCAGACGCACACTATTCCAGAGCAACTGATCTAGCCAATTATATAAAACAGAAAAACATTTAGACAGATAAATACTAGAAATAGGAATTTTATCATATGGCATCAGAAGAACTCGCAGTACCTAATAATCAGAACCTCGAACAGTTGAAAGAAGCAATGTTCGATAGCATCCGTTATAGGTTGGGTGATGGCATAGTTGATTTAGAACTTGACCCAGAACATTATGAAGCCGCATATAACTATGCAATCAAAACGTATAGACAACGTGCAGAAAATTCAGTGCAAGAAACTTACACTTTATTAACAATTGAAAAGGACAAAGATGCGTACACATTACCAACTGAGTTCATCAACGTAAGACAATGCTTTAGAAGAACGATCGGACTTGAAACAGGTCCTGGAGCATCATCATTTGATCCATTTTCATCTGCTATTCTAAACACTTACTTGTTGAACTACAACTATGCAGGTGGACTAGCAACGTATGACTTCTATGCAGGTTATGTAGAACTAGCCGCAAGAATGTTTGGTGGATTTGTTATCTACACATTTGATCCAGTATCTAAAACGATTCGATTTGTTAGAGATTTCAAAGGATCAGGGGAACAGATTCTTATCTGGGCTGACATCTTACGTCCAGAAACAACTCTATTACAAGATCCAGGTATTGCAC